TAGCGGCGAGAACCCTATGCCAGTCACTCCCGAGCAGGGCAATTTCTCGCTCGGCGGAGTAAGCGAAGAAGACCAGAAGTTGCTGATCGACACGATCGCCGAGTACCGCGCCAGCTGGGCCCAGGAGCTGAACGAAGCCAACATCGAGAAACTGCGATACCTCGATATGTTGCTTTCCGGTGCTGTGCCTGATCGCCGCGTTGAGGTTCGGGCTGTTGAAGCCCAGCCAGCACTGCAAGAAGATGCCGCTGAGTTGCCGGCGCAGGGCCAGCCGGAGGCATTTGGCAACCCGTTCGATCGGATTGAGAAGCGGATGGGGCAGGCGATGGCGAACGGTGGCCGTATTCCGATCCAATTCAGGGCGAGGATGAACTGATGGCAGCAACGATGGGGTTAGGCGGACTTCCGAGCTTTACCGGGCTGGGTATGGACCCGGCCGGAACTGCGAACCCCGCGAGCCAGTACGCCGAGCCTAGCGGCGAGAACCCTATGCCAGTCACTCCCGAGCAGGGCAATTTCTCGCTCGGCGGAGTAAGCGAAGAAGACCAGAAGTTGCTGATCGACACGATCGCCGAGTACCGCGCCAGCTGGGCCCAGGATAGGCTGGAGCGCATCCGGCAGTGGACGGAGAACATCTTCTACTGGAAGGGCATCCAAGTCATTCGCTGGGACACGTCGACAAACTGCTGGTACGATGCGCTAGCCTGGGCGCGGTCAAACAACCAAGACTCGGGCGAGGACACAGATATTGAGCGGTGGATCAACCCGCTCACTCTGATGTTCTGCAACGTCTTTACGGGAACGATGAGCCGGGCAGTCCCGAAGACGATTGTAAAGCCGCAGGATGCGGACCCAGGGCTGAAGGACACAGTTACCGCGAAAGCAGCAGCCGAGGCTATCGGCATCATCGAGCGCAAGAACCGCATACGCAAGATCATTCGCTCAGCGTTTGAGATGCTGTTTCTGTTTGGGACATACTTCCGCTACACCCGCGCCGTGATCGACGGAAATATGTTTGGCTACGACGAAGAGCTCCAGTTCGAAGACATGCAGATCGAGATGCCCGCTCGGTACAAGTGCCCGAGTTGCGGGGCCGAGGTTCCAGCAACATCACCTGGCGGAATGAAGTGCCCTGGCTGTGGAGCGTTTCTCGGCCAGGAAAGCTATTACGGCGCCGGCGAGGGAAACCGGAAGTCAGTCAAGCAGGTGGGCGTCAAGAAGATTCCGCGCGCTGGAGTGAAGTGGAGCCTTCATTCTCCGCTGGAGATCGACTGCGATCCTAAAGCAAACGGACTGCGGCCGCTGAAGATGACGGCGATTCTCTGCAAAGACAACGAGATCGACGTTGGGGAAGGGCGCCGGATGTTTCCGGGCATGTACGACAAGATTCAAGCGGGCGCGGAGAGCGGAACAACGCCGAATGCCAGCGTAGAGAAATTGGCCAGGATCGACGCAGTCAGCGCGATGGGTGGAATGACGGCGGATAATAGCCTGTCGAATCCAACGTACTCCGAGTGCTGGATGCAGCCAATGTCTTTCTACAAGAAAGGCGATGAGGCATTTGGCAAGCGCATGGAAGCCAGTTTCCCGGAAGGCTTGAAGATCATCTTTATCGGGCAGAACGCCTTCGATATACGCAAAGCGAATCTGGAAAAGGAATGGAGCCACTGCTCGCTGTTTGCCGGCCAGGGTATCTACTGCAACGCGCTGGCGAATACCGCCGTCAGCTTCAATGCCCGATTCAACAGGGTGATGTGGATTTTGGATGACTGGGCGAGCCGCTGCCCGACCGGCCACAACTTCGCGGATGCAGCCCGCATCGATACCGAGAAGATGAGCGGCAAGCAGATTCCGGCCGGAACAATGACACCGGTGCCGATGCGGGTTAACGGCGAAGCGCGTCCGCTCTCTGAGTTACTGGTTCATTTCGATATGCCGATCAACCCGGCTTTGTGGGGATACCCGCAGATGCTGGTGACGTTCTGCGAGTTGATTCTAGGCATACCGCGGCAGTTGAGCGGCCAGGGCACACAGCATGATGTGGAGACCCTTGGCGGCCAGCAGCTGCAACTGGACCGCTCCGGAACCGTTCTCAAGCCTTATTGGGAGCAAGTTCAAGACGAGCATTCCGACGCGAGCCAGAACGCGATCGAGTGCCTTCAGGCGCTGATGAAGACCGGCGCTGTGACAAAGATCAAGGAAGTGATCGAGTCGCAGGGCGGTGCCTGGGAGAACAATGAAGTGGATTGGCAATCCATGCAGGGCAATGTCCAGTTCAGCGTGGACGAGAGCCAGGATCTGCCGATCGACCCAGACGAACTGAAGAAGGCCATCGAGACCATGTTCGAAGAGATGAAGGCCGGCAATCCAGCGGCTGTGGAATGGTTTGATGTTCCTGAGAATCAGGATCTGGCGCAGACTTTGATGCTGCCCGGAAGCATCGTTCCGAATGAAGCACAGATGCTGAAGACCGAGAACGACATCCAGACGATTCTCGAAAAGGGCGTTGACATCAAACAGAATCCCGATGGGAGTATCGGGTCGGAACTGCCGTGCCACCCAGGAAAGTGGGAAGACTATCCGGTGGCCAAGAAGGTTTTGAGCCGGTTTCTGAACAAGCATTTTAACATCCGGATTGAGCAACCGGACCGCTGGATTGCGCTAACGCAGTATTGGGACGAGCTTGACGAGATGGACATGCAGGTAGCTGCGAAGGCTGCGAACCGGCAGTTGCAGGTGAAGCAAGCCGGCAGCCCGCCGCCTCCGCCTCCTGATCAGAACCAAGCCGCCGAGATGAAGCAATTACTGGCTGTAGCCGGGCCGGCCATACAAAGGCTCTTGCAGTTGGCAGAACTTGACCCTATGCTTACAAAAGGCACCGCAAACGCCCAGGTGAGCGCGGCCAAGGAAATTGTTGATACAACGATCGACGCCGCGAAGTTAGCGGCAGGAGGAAAGTAATATGGCAACACCCGCAGTACTCGCAATGCCTTCAGCACCGTCCGCCCCTGCACCGGTAAGCGCACCCGCTCCGGTTGCAGCGCCAGCCCCAGCGCCCGCAGCGGCGCCGGCAGCACCTGCGCCAGTTGCACAACCCGCCCAACCGGCAGCGCAGCCTGGCGCGCCGGCAACACCTGCCCAATACGATCCAAAGACCGCAGCAACGCCGCCGAAGTCGAGCGACTATGCGGATAACCAGGAAGGCATCATCGAGTTTTCGCGGGCGAACACCGAGTGGAGCTTGGCGCATCCAGAACAAGCCGAGAAGCTGCGCACCGACAAACTGCAGGCCGAGGAAACTGGCCAGATCCAGGATCAGCCTGCGAAGAGCGCAACCGAGCAGGCAATCGCGAAGGTGGAAGGGGAGCACGAGCCGGTCAAGCCGGTTGCGGCGGTTGAAGCCGCAGCAACGCCGGCGGCGATCGACAAGTGGGTTGCGGATGCTCCGGAACTGAAAGGCGTATTTGAGAAGTATCCGAAGTTGCAAGAGCAGATGATGGCGACCGCTCGCGGGCTGGAAGCGGCCAAGCCTGTGCTCGACATCATAGGAACGGCGGAAGAGGCTCAATTTGCAGTGGAGCATGCGAATCGGATGGTGACTCTGCAAGCTAACTGGATGCTGGGCGCCGACGATCCCGATATGGTGGGAGCGGCCTGGGATCAGACCGTCGATATGTTCAAGACTCGCGATGCCAAAGGGAAGGAAGTTCTCGGTGCCGACGGCAAGCCGCTGCTTGGGGATGACTATAAGCCGTTTGTGCGCAAGGCCGCCGGAACAGCGCTGGAAGACTTGAACGGTTCGGTGGCAACGCAGATCGCGCAAATTCAGCAGAGGCTGCAGGGCAGCTATCCGAGCGACGAAGCGCGCGCCGCGGACGCCGCTGCGCTCGAGAACGCGCAGTACGAAAAGGCCGCATTCGATTTCGTGTTGAGCAAGTTGAATGCTCCGGACGGAGGAGCGCCACAACTGCCCAAGTTGCCGCCGAATGCGACATCTGAACAGATTGCTTTTCAGAA